CATGGATGACCCGCACGGTATTGGCGACGATTTCCTGCTGTGCGTTGAGCAGATGATCGATGCCAGTGAGCGTGGGTATACGTGGCGAGTATCGGACGCTGCGGCGTTTGAGAATGCGCTACGTGCCGCTGTAGACATCTTGCAGGGCGTGTCCCCTGTTGAGATGCTGGACGCGACCGTTTGGGTCAATCAGTGTGGGAGTGTGTTGGCATGAAGCGACATTTATTGGGCATTTATGCATTACAATGACAACATTCTCACTTAATAAAGAAATGATCATTATGGGCAAGCCAACAATCAACATGATCGGATTTAAATCCAACCGATGGGTTGTCGTATCCGAAGCATTAAAGCCATTCGATGCAAAAAGAACTGGTAAGTTTTGGAATTGCATTTGTGAATGTGGAACAGAGCGAATTGTCTATGGCGCCACGATTAGAAGCGAAAGCAGCAAATCGTGTGGCTGTCTTAAATCAGAGAAAAGTTCAATTGCCATGAAAGCCATGAGGCTGCGCCAATCTGGGTCTTTGCATGATCGTTTTTTTTCTCGTTTTGTCAAACTTGATAACGGCTGCTGGCAATGGAGATCACACACTGACAAAGATGGCTATGGCGTATTGCCTGGGGATCGTCAAAACACAAGAGCACATCGACTTTCTTATGAAATTCACATTGGGCAAATTCCAGATGGATTACTTATTTGCCATCATTGTGATAACCCAGGTTGCGTTAATCCAAAACATTTATTTGCCGGGACATCAAAAGATAATGCTCAAGATGCATTACAAAAAAAACGTAATTATGTTGGTTGCAAAAATGGACGATCAAAGTTAACTGAAGAAAACGTCAAAGAAATATTCAATTCCATTTTGAATGGTCAGCAATTAGCAAACAAGTTTAATGTTAATAGATCAACAATAAACAATGTCAGAAGAGGCGACACATGGAAAAAATAAAACTTAGGGAATATCAGTTACGCTGCTTGTCAATGCTTTACGAATGGCTTGAAAACAATAAAGGTCATCCATGCATTGTGTTGCCAACCGGAAGCGGTAAAAGCATTGTTATTGCTGAACTTTGTCGCAGAGCAATTACCGAATGGCCCGAAACACAAATCGTAATGCTTACCCGTAGCATTGAACTTATAAACCAAAATGCCGAAAAACTTAAAACAATTTGGCCTGATGCTCCGATGGGAATTTATTCGGCAAGTGCAGGAAAGAAACAATTAGGTGAGCCAATTACTATTGGTGGGCCTCTTTCAATTGTTCGGGTAACAAAAAAAATAGGTCATTGCGATTTATTATTAGTAGATGAGGCACATGACATTTCCCACAAAGATGAAGGTAGCTATCGAAAAATCATCAATGATCTGATGGCAATTAATCCATCAATGCGCGTAATTGGTTTTACTGCTAGCCCTTTCAGATTGGGGCATGGTCTTATTACAGACAAACCGGCTATTTTTGATGCTTTAATTGAACCAGTTAGCATCGAAGAACTTATTTTTAAAGGATACCTTGCAACACTTAGAAGCAAAAAAACCAACTTTAAACTTGATATTAGTGAAGTACATAAACGAGGCGGCGATTTTATTGAATCTGAACTTCAAGCAGCAGTTGATACGTCAGACAATAACGAAGCAATGATTGATGAAGTTATTCAACAAGCTGGAAATAGAAAAAGTTGGATGTTCTTTGCAACTGGTGTAAAGCATGCTGAAAATCTTCGTGATATTCTTTTGAATCGAGGAATATCTGCTGTATCCGTAACTGGTGACATGAGCAAGATTGATCGAAAGCAATCAATTTCTGATTTTAAATTAGGAAAGACAACAGCAATTACACAAGTTGGATGTTTAAATGTTGGCTTTGACCATCCTGACATTGATTTGCTTGTCATGGCTAGACCAACTATGTCCCCAGGACTATATTTACAACAAGCCGGTAGAGGCTTGCGCCCCAAGTCCCATACTGATCATTGCTTGGTGCTGGACTTTGCCGGTGTGGTGGCGACTCATGGGCCGATTACTAATGTCCAGGCACCTAAGAAGGCCGGTGAAGGTAACGGCGAAGCCCCTGTCAAGGTTTGCCCACAGTGCGATGAGCTATGCCATTGCGCGGTCAAGGTATGCCCAGCTTGCGGCTGGACGTTTGAAGTATTGCCACCGCCCAAGCTCGAGCTACGCGACGACGACATCATGGGCCTGCAAGGCACCGACATGGAAGTCACGCGCTGGCAGTGGCGCAAGCACATCAGCTACACCAGTGGTAATGAAATGCTTGCCGTGACATACTACGGTTGTCTTTCCGATCCCACCATTACAGAATATTTTGCTGTGCTGAACAGCGGCTATGCTGGCGAAAAGGCCAGGAATACATTGGCCTCAATCATGTTTAAGTCAAAAGCAAAAGTTAATTCTAAAAACCTTGAACAAATCAGTTCAGAAATGACCGCCAGCCAGCCGCCGGCCAGCATTGAATTCAAGCGTGATGGGAAATTTCATCGAGTGATTAGCCGCAAGTGGATACATGACCCCTACACGAATCCCGACAGAACACGAGGAGCAGCGCGAACTGGTGCGCTGGATCAGGCAAGGCTTTGATGCGCGGGTCTTTGCGATCCCTAACGGTGGCTTGCGCGGGATCGCCGCCGCAGGCAGGCTAAAGGCCGAAGGAGTCAGTGCAGGAGTCCCCGATCTTTTCGTGCCAGCCTGGACGCTCTGGATCGAAATGAAGCGCACCAAGGGCGGTGCGGTCTCGCCAGAGCAGCGCGATTGGCATAGCCACCTGCTGGCTATCGGTCACCGGGTGATAGTTGGCCGGGGCTTTGAAGATGCCAAGAAAAAGATCCTAGAACTAGGGTTTGTCCCTACTAAAGTGACAGGACACAAAGGATAAGATGGCTTGCCGGAATAGCCCGGTTCACATGACATGTTAAGAAAAGAGGGAATTTTATGCACTTCTGCTTCAACTACACCATCTACGACCTCGAGCTTTCTTGCGTCTGCGAGTACACCGAAGAGTGGTACGACGACAACGAATGCCTGATGACGTTTGTCTCGGCCCACCTTGGCGATGCCGATCTGACAGAACTGATCGATTCCTACGCCAAATCCAAAATTGAAGACGCTGCCTGGGAGGCATACAGCAAATGAAAACAGCAAACGAGCGCAAACAAGCAGAGCGCAAGCGCTACAGGGATGCAGGCCTTATAGCCGTCACCGTCTGGGTAAAGCCTGCAAACCGTGAACTCATCAAGACATTAGCAAAGGACATGAAATGACAACACCTTACAACACCGGCAAGGTCAAGATTGGTTTGGCCTACCAGCGCAAGATCGAATACGCCACTGACGCATATTTGCAGCGGGCATTGCTTGAGGAGGCCGCAGATCGTCAGCACATTACGGCGGTGGCCTTTGTCATGGCGGCAGTGTTTGCATCGGCTGTAGCAATGATTCTGGTCTACACATGAAATGCCCTATTTGCCACGCCTGGGCTTTGGTCAAGAAGACCCAGCAGCGGGCAAATAACGTCACTTACCGCCGCTATGAATGCGGCAATATGCACCGATTTTCAACGGAAGAAAAATGCCTGCAAAACAAATTGGCGGCACTCACTACAGCAAGCTGAAAATTCAGCCTGTCCTGTATATCCATGCCAATGGCATCGGATTTTGCGAAGGCAATGTTATTAAGTACGTCACCCGCTGGCGCGACAAAGGCGGCATTGCCGACCTTGAGAAAGCCAGACATTACATTGATATGTTAATTGAATTGGAAAAGACATGAACAGCAACGAAGCATTTGAAGCTTGGATTGGGCGATCTGCTGCCGAAGCAGATGGTGGCTGGAGCAAAGAAGTCTGGGACACCGCTTGGGCTGCTGCCACTTCGCATATTACCGATTGGGCCAATACTGTTACGCCCCCTTGCGATGAGCCTTGGCAAGATGGCTATGAGCATGCGCGGCGTTGGGTTAAGGAGATTGGACTGAAATGATTGGCATCGTC